GCCTCTCTTACCTGTGCGGAAAGCCTTTGGAATATCAGCACATTCTTTGAAATGTCCTCTGCCTTTTCATCAGAAGGCTTCATCTCATTAACCAGTTCCTCATATTTCGTTATGAGGAATCTGGTCTTGGTTATCTCGTATGTCTTGCCGTCTATCACTAAGAACGGCTTTAATTCATTACTCATTAGGTAATCTCCTTTTTTTATTTTAGAAACTTACTGCTACTGTCGTTTTCCATTCTGCATATCCTGTATCGGAAACTGTTACTGTAACAATTCCGTACTGTGGCGATACCGCAGCTGTGCTTACTGTGATTGCTATCTTGCCTGCTGTTGTTCCTGTAGGCTGTGTAGGTGTTACTGTAAATGATGAATTATCGACAGTCGCGCTTATTGTAGCCAGGAAAGGAACTGTGGTTATGTTTATCTCGCTCGCTGTTGCTGTCGTCACTGCAACGCTGTCAGGCACTATGGAAGCGAAATATACTGTCGGTTCGATTAAATCCCTGCAATCAAGCAATGATGTGGTTGTCGCTGACAATGGTGTTATAGTCATTGTTCCTTTGAGTATCTCTGCACCTGCGTCATTAGGTCTTGCCCTTAGAGTTCCTGAAAAGGCTCTTCCTGAATAGTCCTGATAGACTACGAGGAAATCAAGAATCCTGCCCTGCAATGCTTCTAACCTCAATGCGTTGTCACGATGCCAGAATACTTCCACATCTTTTGTTTCAAGTTCTTCTTTCCCTTCAAGTTTGCCCTTTGTAGGTGCTGAAAGGAAGTTGTAATCGAACGATTCGGGTGATCCGAACACGCTCGGTACTGTTTCTAATGGGCATATTATAGAATACAGGGTATCGCTCGGCTCTTTTACAAGAAGCATTGCGGAATAACCTGTCTGCCCCCTATTGTCATTATAAACTGTGTATTCGTTCATTTTCTCTGCTCCTTTTAATAAATAATCTGCTTATTCTCGAAATAATCACAAGAGTACATAGCCTGCCCCCTGTATGGTTCTTCGTCAAAATAGTTCACACTCATGCACCTTAACCCTGTTACCTCTGTGAGATACTGGTTGGCATAGAATATGACATTCCTTACTACATCTTCCTTGTCGTAAATCTCGTCAGACGACATATATACATCTAAACGAAACCCCAAAGAAGCAATCCTCTGCCTGTAGTTGTAACCTATAGGCATTGTCACATTTCTCGCTTCGGTGAATTTCAGCAACGGATATGTGGGTGAAAAAGGTGCTTTGCCGACTATGGCTAATGTCAAGCCTGTCTGCAAAGGCATTTCAGCCATAAAAACTTTAAGTCCGTCTAATATCCTGTCTTTAATGGTTATATCCATTTGCCTCCACCTTATACCTGTTCATCTAAGGATTCCCATATCTTCTGCGCTTCGTTGTTCATAACGAAATCCATTAAGGCGTTGTAGGCGTATAATCCTGCCTCGTTGCCTTTGGTGTTAATCAGAAGCCTTTGACCTCTATAAAGAGGCTTTATGGTGTAATTCCTTCTTTTCAAATCGACTGGCTCTTCTGCGGTGTGCGTCATGAACCACCACGAACCGTCATTTCCTTTGTATTCTGTGGGGATATTGTATTCATAGTCCTGCTCGGAAGCCTGTGGGTGAGGCGAACCCCCACCCACAAGTCCAACGCCAAATTCTAAAAATACCGCTTTATCGTCATCATTCCTGACTGTAAGCGTTCCCCCTATTATTTCCATAGTCCAGCCTGTTTTCAGCTTATTCTTTATTTCAGGCTCTTCAAAGCCTTCCAATGCGTCTATGTAGCGGTTCGCAATCTCTGTAATCCTGTAAAAGCACTTTTCAAGGAAAACCTTCATAGATTCGCTATTCATTGAATAACCTGCATAGCGTTTCTCGAACCTTTTCAGCTGAGTTAATGCTTTCTTTATTGAGGATTGCGACATCTCTACATTGACAATCATTTCTTCTTATCTTCCTTTACTTCTACCCAGCCTGCTTTAAGGTAAATCCCTAAATACTCTTTGGGTATTTCCTTTACGACTTTGTTTCTTGTAACTTTTATCATCATGTCTGTTCACCTCTCATAATTCGTTTCTCAAAAGTAACTTCGATTGCAAGATTCTGATTTCTGACTGAAATGACTTTAGCGTTCGCTCCATATCCGTTCACATAAGTTTCCGTTATTACTGGGTCTGCTCCGTCCTCGTTATTCTTACCGCAAAGATAAACCAAATCGCCTTCCTTGAAAATCCCAGCATATTGCTCGAACCTCAATATAGCCCTGTAAATCTTCGTGACCCTTTCGCCATACTGCATTACATTGGTGAACCCCTGTATCGGCTGATAGTTTACCCAGTAAGATACTGGCGAATCGTAAACACCGACTTCTGCATTGAGTTCATTAGTCCTTTTGCAAAGGTATAGTTTCTTGAAACAGATCATTGAGGCACGCTCACTTTCCCGACTAACTGCTTTCTAAGCTCGTCTGTAATATACGCACTGCTGAATGATATTGAAAGACCGTTCTCAGAATAGGCTTTGGCTGACGAACAGCCTGACCTTTCCACTATGTCAATCATTCTTGCTTTAACCCACGAATAATCCCTCTCATGCCCGACAGGTATTGCAACTATGCTCTTGTCGTACGGGTAGACTATCCTAAGGTAATCATTCAATGCCATTTCGTATATATCTGTGATATCGTCCATTGAAAGATGTGGGAACTTAGCCGCTATTCTGTTTTTGATTGTCGTTTCGTCCATTTCAGCCTCCGTCAGAATTGGGAAGGGGTTTCCCCCTTTCCCAATCTCTTAATCAAATTACTCCTGTACTGTGCAGATGAACATTTGATTTATGTCGGCAGGACAAGGGAACGCTACGGCAGATGCTTTAGTCCAAATTCCCGCAGGGTCGAATGTCTTTTCCTGTGTGACTGCTACATATCCCTCAAGTCTGCTGACAATCTCAAAATCTTCTTCTGGCGTGTAAGTGAAGAATGTTCTGCCCAACACTTCGTCAGTTGTGAGGAAAGTGATTACATCTTCTTTTAGGAAGTAGTATTCAGTATCGTTCTGAGCTGACAGTTTGTATGTGCCGTCATAGACTATAAACTCTATGCCGAAATTCTTCAACATGAACTCTTTCACCCAAATAAGTGAAGCGACATTGCTGGTCACAGCCGCTAATGCGTTAATCGCTGTGTTGTCCTGAATGTAGCCCATAACCTTTGAAGTTGTGATTGCCCTGACTATCTTATTCTTAGCTCTTTTCTGTATATCTTTCAAATCTGCTAAGATGTCGGTAGCAGGTGTTCCCCAACTTTGTACGGTCATTCTATGGGTTGCTGGAAGTCCGTAATCCACCACTTTAGCAACATTGTTCTCTGCAATAGTGAGTTTCGCTGTGGATAGTAATTCACAGGTCATAGCCTCAACTCTTGTAAGAACCCTGCTGATAAGGTTAGCGGCGTCATTGTAGATTCTTTCCAACATAGCCTGTTTGTCAGGATTCAGCATTCCGTTCCTCAAGAGTTTCTTCAAGGCTTCGCCCTGATTGAGTTTCTCTTTGATAAGGAACAGTTCATAGTTGACCCCTTCTGGGTCAGGTCTGTCGCCTATTCTCGCTTCTGTGTCAAGGGCGTGTATCAATGCCATTACTGGCACTTTCCCTTTTTCTGTCAGGTCGGCTACTGCCAACTTGATGTTCTCTGTTTTGATTGCAGGGAAGAGTTTAAATCCTATATAACCATCCACCGCTTCAAGGTAATCAAAATCGTTACCTATCGATACTAATCTCTCGTTATCGATTAATTGTAAATAATCAGCCATTTATTCCACCCCCTTATGCCAATGTGGTGACCGTTGCTGTGACATAATCACTATGTGTATAGTGTATATTGTCAGCAAGGACTCTCACATTGTGTGTCGCTACTGTTGCGACTTTATAGCCTGTCGCTGTCGTGGTGGCTATAACTCTCTTGTTCACATCTGATACCTCATATGCGATTGCATCTGTATTTGAAGTCCATGTGAGGTCACCTGCAGCTACTGTGACTGTGACTGTATCAAGTGCTGTCAAATCAGGTGAACCGAATGACGGTCTTGTGGTAGTGCCTTCTACGAAAGCGTACAAGCCTCGTGCAGCGAGGTTAGACGCTTCTGCTGTCACTGTTGCTGGCAGGTTGGCGTCTATGTAAGAACCTCTTATCATCAATGATGCTTCCTGTTTTTCCTCTGTGATGTCGATATCATTCCAAAGCAGTCCTTTGCCTATTACCGCATCGTTTACGAATGTTCCTGATTTAACGACTTTTCTGCCGTTTTCAGTAACATAAGTTGCGAATGTGGTATCTAAGGTGATTGTCTTTCGAACAATTCCGACTTCACTTCCCAACCAGTTGGGATTGTTTAAGTATAGTCTACTCATGTTTTATGCTCCTTTTTAAAATTTAACTTTTTTATCAAAAGTCGGTTTTCTCTGTTCCTGAAATGCCTTGAAGTCTGAAACTGTATTGCCTGTATCTTTCTTTATGGTTGAATCCATATCCTTTGTCAATGAAGTCTTTGTAAGTTCTGCTGTCTTGGCTTCCCTTGCGTCTACAAGTTTTGTTATCTCCGAAGCGACTTCTGACATCTTTTCAGGTGGCACATTTGAAGCCAATGCCTCGATAACTCCCTTGTACTCCGTTTCAGCCCACCCTTTCTTGGCGAATATGCTCTCGGCTTTAGTCTTGTTAAGGTCTAAGGTTACAGCCTTGTAATCGTTTTTAAGGGCTTCGATTTCAGCCGCTTTCTTTTCTTCATCTGACATTCTTTCCTTTTCCTTGCGTTTGTATTCCGCAACTTCGGAAGCCGTCTTGTCAAAGTTCTCTTTCAGTTTCTTCTCTCTCGCCAATGCGGCTTCAAGTTCCGCTTGGGTTTTCTGCAAATCAGGTACTGCTTCTGTCTGTGTTTCTACTGCTGGTGTTTCTACATTCTCTGCCATAGTTCATACTCCTTGCGTTTTATAGGACTTCTCTGTCCGCTTTCTAAAGCAAATTTCGTGGTTATAGACTTCTCTGTCTTTTGTGGTTTAAGGCTTCTCTGCCTGTATTAATCATCAAGCTGTGCGCTTGGATTATCCATATTCGCTTCCTGCCCTATCGTCTGCTGTTCGTTCTTCAATCTCTCTACATTTTCAGCCCACCTTGAAGCGACTGTCTTTACATCACCGAATAATGGAACTGCCCTTAGAATGTCTTCAAACGGCATATTCACATCTACAAGGTTCTGTATTCCCTGCGTCTTGCTCATAAGGTTGTCTGTCATGTTTATGTTATATTTTATGTCTACCTGATTAGGTGATACTTCATTCAGCTTGTTAGCAGGGTTCAGTTTGGCGATATCGATAAATCTTTTAAGTATCGCCCTGTCAGCTTCCTGCATAGCAAGTATATCCCTTTTGATTATCGTGTATGCGTTAGTCCAGCCACCGCCTAATAATCTCGCCTCGCCTGTATCACCTCCTGATGTCACATTGGCACTCGCTAACGGAACACCAACTATATCGTAACATCTTGTCAGAATCTGCTCTAACAGTATGTTAATCTTCTCGTGGTTCACTTCAAGGCTTATCTTATCTATCTTAGGGTCGTTGTTGTAAGTAGGCGGAAGCATTACCGCACCCTTTTCAAGCATTTCTATAAGTTTGTCTGCATTTTCAATCTCGCAGTTTATGAATACTAAAATCTGATTGACCACATCTACTATGTTATCGATTGAACATGAGATTATGGTGTTTATGTTGTTGAGCAGATCATAAACCATTTCCACAATTCCGATTCGCCTGAAATTATAAGAATGTTCCACCATAGGGAGATAATCGTAATACGGATTACTCTCTTTATAAGTGCTTAATATAGGCTTGTACTTGTCATCAAATACACAAGTCCACCCATGAGCGAAAACCTTGTAAAACTGCCTTGTACGGTTGTTATCGCTTACTTCCTCGTATTGGTTGAAACAGAACAAAGTTCCGTCACCCTCTTGCCCTACATATGAGGAATACACGACTGCGTTTGACTGGCTGTCTATGCACTCATAAAGGAAAGGCGAATCGTTATCTGCGTCATAGCCTTCCTCTTTCGTCTTGTACCTCGCTCTGCCGTCACCTAAATCCATTATGATTTCAGTTCTCGGCATTACATAAGATGTGGCTATTCCAGTAGCATACATATTGTGTTTTATCTGCAAATCTTTAGAGAAGAAGTTTATATCTGTAAGAAACTTGTCAAGGTATTTCAAGTCATCAGTCATAATCTCTGACTTCTGAGCGAACTCTCTCGGCTCTCCTAATATGAATCCTTCCTTAAAAGTCACAAGGGCATATGCGTGGTTCATCTTAGTTCTATTATTGTGTTCTTCTGCGCTCTCGAATTTCCTTGTCTTATTGTCAATAGGCTGAAATTCTCCGTCAACGAAATTGAGAAGGTATTTTATCTTCCTCGCATTTTCCTGATGTGCCGATATTACGGAAGAAAAGTTCTTTGAAACAGCCTGCGGTGTTATCTGTTCAGGCTTCAATGGAAGGGTTATCTTCTTAACCCCTGCATATTTGAAATCAAGCTCGTATCTGTTTGTTGAATATAGCATTTCTTCCCTTTCTTAAAATAAAAAAACAAGTGCTATAATGGTGTCATCAGCACTTGTCATTTATTCGCTCCGTCATCAGCGGTCGCTGTTATTAAGTTATTTTACTGCCTGAACCGAATATGAGATTTTCCTTTTACAGACAGGGCATATTATCTTCTGATTGGCTTTAGCGAGGTCAAAATCCACTTCGTTACCCTGCATGACCATTATTCTCAGTTCCCCTATTTTGCATTTAGGACATTTCAAAATCTGCATAGTCCGCCCTTTCTGCTATAAACTTATAACGGATTCGATAGGGTGTCAATACCCTTTTCATTTCTTTGTTTCCTTAGAAGGCTTCACGATTTCATATCTTTCCTCGAAATCCTTTTCGGCAAGTATGTCGAATTTGCCGTTTGAGTGCCTTATCAAGTAAGAACCTAAAACGCACCTCACAGCCTTGAAATCATTAGGCTTCGTGATTATGAGCGTAGCCACATTCCCTGCACGCATTATCGCACAGGCATAACCCGTTTTGTCTAACAGCCTTTCCATTTCCTTTATGTTCGCTCCATCCCATTGTGAAGCGTGTGCCTGTAAAGGCTTTGAAACATATTTATTTATCATTTTCTGCCTCTCTCCTATTGTGTTTCTCGATTATCCTATCCCAGTAATCGTAATATAGTTCCCTTTCTATGTAGTCAGGGCTTTTATAGTTGTTCACTCTGATTTTGTTGTAATTGGATATGAAATCTTCCTGTTTTATCTTTAAGATGTAATGCTCGTATTTCTTGTAGAAATGATAAAGCCTCTCGTCTATCATGTCTATCAGTTCAGGGTTTCTTATAAAACAGCCGTTCCAGTTCCTTCCTTGTGCGTCAAAATAGAATATCGCAATGAACTGCGTCAATAAAGAGTACCAATGGTTCTGCGGTATTCTTGTAAACAGGAAGTCTAAAGTGATTTCCCTTGCGACTATGTAATCGATATGACCTGTGAATGTGATTTCCTGCTGGTTTCTTCTTGATAGACTGTCTTTGTTGTAAGTCCATATCACCAAAGGCTCGTTTATGTTCACAGTCTTAGGCTGTAATGCGAAGCATATCCCATTGAAATAAGTGTCCTCATTTACTTTGCAGAGGTCACTGAACCTTATGCCCCACTTCTCAAAGAACGATTTATTGTAAATCTTGCCATGAAAATGCGTTATATCCTCGCAAGGAGCATACTCTCTCTGACCTGTTCCCTCAATTATCCTCTCTGAAAGGTATCTTCCCTTATAAATCTCATAGTCAGGGTAATCTTTTAAGACTTGGAATACTCTGTTAAGAGTGATGTATGAGAACAAACAGTCGTCACAGTCTATGAACATCACATACTTGCCTTTTGAAGCGTCTAACCCTCTCTGCCTATTCATTGCAACCCCTGTATTGATGTGGCTTCTTACTCTCTTGATTTTAAGGTTCTCGTACTGGTTTAAGAACTGGTCAGTTATGTAATCGCCTCCGTCATCACAGAAGATTACCTCAAACTCCCTGAAATCTATACCTTTCTGATTATTCAGCGAATCGAATAAAGGCTTTATGACTTCCCTTGATTCCATATAATGTGGAACTATGATTGAAAGTTTGGTAGGTATGAGCTTATCCTTTATCGTGTTCATATTCGCCATATAGGAGATTGCATACTTATACATGGAATCTGAAAGGTTCTCTAAGAACTTAGGGTTATAGTTCGGCAGGAAGAATTTCAGATTAGCACCGCCTGCGAAATGAAGTATCTTCAACTGCGATTCGTCAAAATCCTTATATCTGTCAAGATACGCTATGAACGCATTGTAATAAATAGGCAGATGAAGATGTGGCTGGTGAATCCAGCCGAAATAATACTCGTCTATTATCGACTGGTCTGAATAGATGTCTCTGATAGTTCCGTTTTTAGGAAGTGAAGCGTGCTTGTCAATATTCTTCATCATTTCCTTGAACACGAGCTTGTCAGGAACTATGACCATGACCCCTGCGTTTATCTCTGTGAACCCTTCCCATTCAGGAATTTTCAGTATCTTGGCAGAATCCCTTACGCATGACATATGTGGCTTGTCAAACAGTTCGTCTATGTTCTGCATAACCATTATGTCGCTGTCAAGGTAGACTATCTTTGAATATTCTGTCATGTCGAATATCCATAGTTTCTGGAATATCGTGTTCCATATCCCCATATTCCTCTCTGCGTTCCTCTTCTTAATCACCTCAGGAATGGGTATTATCGGCTTATGTATGTACTCTATGCCGTTTTTCTCTAAAACATCTAACGCTTCCTGAGAGATTGTCTCGTCTACTATGCACTTCAACGGGTATTTAGCCTTTACCCTTTCGAGGTTGTGTTTTAAATAAACCACCCCATTCGTGTAATCATCAGTACACAGTAATGTCATATAAACCTGATTATCCATCAATATCTTTTCCTCCTTATATCTAATATCTGCGCTTTTGGCAGTTTTCTCGCTTCCATTACGAACTTCTCACAGTACATCGCTAAACAGTCTGGCGCATCGTCAAAATCTGCTTTAGTCTTGTATGAATATGAGGTTATGTGCTTCATAGCCATACCCATTTGGGAGTTATTAGCATACATTCCCTCACAAGGGAAAACCACATTATTCAATATCGTGGCTTCCATATCGTAAATCTTATCCTCTTTCCTTTTAGTCGTATAGATTTCAGACATAGAGCAGAAACTTACTCCCCTTTCTTCAAGCATCATAGTCAATGTGCGCTTTAATGATGTGTCTGTGTTCCTCTCTATGTGAAGTTTGGTTATCCTGTGGTTTATTATCTTTTCGATAAAGAACGAATACATATCGTCCATAGGTCGCATTTCATATACGCAGTCTTTCAGGAAATGCTTGTATGTCGCACCGACTAAGGTCTTTTGGAATATGAGCATACATACATAGTTCTTGCCAGTCCTTGCAGGGTCGATACACGCCCAGCAGTTATCGGATTCTTCATGGGGTATCTGCGTGTATGTTTCTAACTTCTTATATGCGAAAGGAGTTCCCTCAGGCGGTAACGGGTTCTGCTGATCCATTGCCTCAAACTTGTCACGATTCTTTTCTCTCTCTATCCTCGCTTGTTTAGTAGGGTATTTCTTAGGGAATGTAGCCAAATCGGTATCATAGTCTAATTTTGGTATCTTTACGAATACAGCCTCGCCATTCTCTTTCATTGTGTCGCATTTAGCCACTTCCGTATAAGGGTGGGTTATTACATTCTTGGGATTACCTGCCCCGAACTCATTCCTTAGCCATGAAAGTATGTCATTTACCGAATAACTCGTACCGCTCGCTATTATGTTGAACTTGTCCTGATAATAATACCTCTTTCTCCATACATTGCTGAACTGCGATATGTCGCTCTCGTGCATACGCATATTCCCTGCGTCTTTCTCTTGGGTTATATCGTCTATGAATAGGTACTTGGCTCTTACACCGCTTATATTCGTGTCTTTTGATGTAACAAGAACATTAACAGGTCTTTTAGAACCTCTTATCTTTAGCTGACCTGACGCTTTCTTCAATGTTTCGAACATCATTTCTTCCGAACATGAGAACTGCTCATAATAAGGGAATACTTTGGCATATCTTCTTGAAGTCATATAAGAAACTAAAGAGTTCATGCAAGGAGTGACATTTACCTTGTTTCCGAATACTTTAAGGCAGTCGTTGTCTATATTCACTCCCAATACGAACCCAATCATGACTATGTCTGAATAAGATTTCCCTGCGCCTGTAAACATCTGCTTTTCAAGGAACTGAACACTTCCGTCAAGTATCATTCTGTTCGCATGAAACCATAATCCGTCAAACAGTTCCCCTGCATTGTGCCAGTCCTGCTCTTCTAAAGGTTTGTCCTCTTCCATGAACAAAGCGAAATGCTTTAAAGACCTGAAAGCCACCAATGCGTATATGTCATCTCTCAAATCAAGATACCTTGCCATCTCTTCCTGCATATTTTCAGGTATCTGCGCCAATCCGTACTTCATATTGCCTATCTTGTCAATTTGGGATTTCTTCCCCATTATCTTGGCATCTAACAAAGGCAACAAGACGCAATGGCAGAATTTCACATAATCCCTTATCTTCTTTTCGGCTTCAGGGGTGTTCAGCACATTGAGGTATTCGTGAATTTCGTACTTTATCATTTTAGACATATCAGAAACGACTTCAATCATAGAATCCGACATATCGGATTCATTGAACATTTTCTGTGCTACTGACGAATATTCAGTTATTACCTTTGCCATGCTCTCTTTAGCCATTCATTACCTCTTGCACAAAATGGTTTTTAACTCTCTTTTCCGCTATATCGAAATATTCTTTTGAAATCTCAAAGCCTATATAATTCCGATTAGTATTCATACAAGCTATTGCTGTTGTGCCACTACCCATGCAGTTATCTAATACTGTTTCACCCTCATTGGTATAGGTTTTGATAAGATACTCAAATAAGGCAACTGGTTTTTGGGTTGGGTGCAGACCTCTCTCGCGATTATCTGAATTATTATACTTTAAGATACTTGTCGGATAATTCGTAAACTCAATAACACGCTTTAACTTATGACTCTCTCTTGACAGCTTATGCCCGTTTTCGTAGCGCTTAGGTCTTGACCATTTTTTGTTGACTCTTTTTAATCCTTGTGGATTGTATGTCATACGGTTATCACCTAATTGAGAGATATGTCCGATAAAAGCCTTGCTAAATACACATATATCCTCATGGAATTTTAAAGGCATGTTTTTTGCATGTACGAAATTATTACCTTTACTCTTTTCCCACACAAAGTTATATTTGTATAGTGATGGATTACTCATAACCAAAGCACTTGTGAATGGTTGGCTCGCCGTTAATACAATAGCCCCATTATCTTTAATAACCCTTTCATACTGTTCCCATAATGGCTCAAAAGGTATTACATTATCCCATTTACATGCAGTCGTGCCATATGGCAGGTCGCATAAAATCATATCTATTGACTTGTCAGGGATAAACTTCATTCCTTCTATACAGTCCATATTGTAAATCTTATTTTTCTCTATGTCCATTTATTCACCCCTATTATTAGAATAACACAAATATGTGTTTCCTAAAAGATTATCGTGTATAACTTCGTAAATACCGCTTCCTTGAGGGAAATTAGCCTGAAAAACCACATCAGAATCCCTTATAACCCTTTCTCCGTTCAATAATCTCAATGCAACTCTGACTGACTTCATTGTGGGTACTATTTCATCAAATAATCCATATTTCACATGATGATACTGTCCTTCTTCATAGGCTACTTCAATTATTGTGTCAGGGAAATCTTCGCTTTCAACCCTATTCAACAGAACCTCGCCAACGCACAGCCTTATATAGTCATCAAGCCAGTTCATGCCTGCTTCGGCTTCAATTATCTTGGATAGAACCTCTAAGTCTTCATATGAGAACTTGTTACCTCCATATAAGTCTATCTTCTTGTTCCTCTTTACTGCATAGACCTCGCCCATCTTCTCGTCTTGGTTCACGACACATTCAGCCATAAGTTCTGAATAGTCAACCTCTGCAAACACATTGATAGGTATCAATATGAGAATAAGGATTATGGCTATACTACGCTTCAACATCATCAATAGTTCCCTTAAACATTTCAGGGTTATCATTAACTAAGTTGTAAAACCCTTTCGCCAATTCGTCAACAACCATTTCTTCCTCTGCCTTAAAGTCAAAATGTCTCTCTCTCACTATGCCATGAATGATTTCGTGAAGCAAGGTTCTTTTCATGCCTTGCTCGTCTTGGCATAGCGTGTTTAATTTAATTTTGCGATATTCATATTCGATAATTCCCCTGCAAACCATGTTGTCATTGGTTAGCGTTTCATCTGTCTTTATGACCTCGTATTCCATTCCGTCTATTTTTACTTTGTTTGGTATGTTCATGCCTTATTCTCCTTTTCTGTTTTCTTCTCTCTTGTTAAGTATCTGTCTAATTTACCACATATAAGGCAGTACAAGCCTTTATGGTTCTTGCCTTTTCTTGTGACATACTCTTTTGAACCGCATTTAGTGCAAGTGAAGTTAATCATAAATCCTCTATGTCTTCCTTTCGATAGCCGCCGTTAAGGTCTACCTTACGCCTTAAATCGCCTGCGATATGCCATTCCTCAA